GAACCAGCCGAACCGCGATCTGATATCGACTTCTGGAATACGGCCACGCTCAAGATCAACGCCGGCGTGCCGGAAGAGCAGATCTGGGAAGAGGCTGGCTACACGGTCGAACAGATTGAAGAGTGGAAAGCCGAGCAGGAGAAGCAGGAGAAGGAGATGGCCCGCCAGATGCAACGGGCCTTGAACAGTCAGCCTCCGGACGACGAGGAAGGGGTGTCCGGGACTGACCCGGACAGTCCCGGACAGGTTGAATGACCGATTCCGAGCGCTTCGAGGCTCGCGTAACCAAGGCGGTCCGGAAGTACCGTCGCGATCTCATTGATCGCGATAAAGCAGCACAAAAACGCTTCGCACTGCAGCTGAGAGAGGCGCATCAGGCGTTGCTCAAGGAGCTCGAAGCGGCCCGGACAGCGGTTGAGATGTCCCGGACACGTGGCGCCAATGAGAACACCTTCCGACTTCAGCGCGCCCTGGACATGGCTCAGCAGGCTGAGACCCTGCTGAAGCAGTACGCGCAGAACGGAACCTCCTACATCGCCCAGGAGCAGGCGGCGGTATCCAAGGTTGCGTACCAGGCCGCGCAAGAGTTTCTCGATACTACCAACCCGCCGCCTCCGAACTTCCCGAACGCGAGTAGCTTCATGACCTTCCCGACCGAGGCGCTTGAGACGATCACGGCCGCGACCACGACAGGCCCGGTCGCTGAGCTGCTGAATCGTTATGGAGCCGATGCAGCGAAGGAGGCCGGGCGGATCCTCACGCAAGCGATTGTCCTGGGGACGCATTCCGATGTGATCGGCCGGCAGCTGAGTGATGCCTTAGCGGTCCCGCTCTGGAAAGGTGCGCAGATCGCTCGCACCGAGATCAACCGGGCGTACCAGGAATCGTTGCGAGAGACGTGGAGGCAGAACAAGCACATTACGCCGAAGTGGATCTGGCGCTCAGGCCGCACCTCGAGCACATGCGCGGTGTGCTGGGCAATGGATGGCACCGAGCACGACGTAGAGGAGCCGATGGGATCACACCCCTCATGTCGATGTTCGATGGTTCCGGCATCGGTCTCCTGGGATGATCTGGCGGCTCAGTTTGGCATCGAGATGCCGGCGGGCGATTTCGATCCGCCAAAGGAGCTGACCGGGCCGGAGGCGTTCGCTCAGTTGCCAGAAGCTGACCAGCGGGCCGTATTGGGGCCTGGGAAGTTCCGGGCATTCAGCGCGGGCGATATCAAGCTCGAGGACCTGGTGCGGGAGCGGAGATCTGACGACTGGGGAATGAATCGGAGCGAGGGCAGTCTGCAGCGGGCCACGGACCTCGGTAGAGAACGCAATGACCTGGCAATTGCCTCACTCCCAAAGCGCAACTGGGAGGTGCCAAGCCAACGCAAAGTAGTCGGTCCGAGCGTTCAGAACGTGATTGGAGCGGATTCAAACATCGTAAGGATGGGAGATCACGCGTGGACATCGATCCAGCCTCCTCCGCCTGGCATTCCAACAAACCCCGCAGGAGACGCGACGAAAGGGAAGATCGGCCAGCACTACTCAGCGCGGAAGTACGTTGACAATCTGGATCGCTTTCTAAGCGACTGGAAGTGGCAAGGGTTTACCCCAGGAGACAGTCAAGCCAGAAGAAAGAGAGGAGAGGACTCGTGGGAGTTCTATTCTCCGACGGAAACCAATATGTGGCTCGTTGTTGTGATCAATCGGCGCTCAAATGGAGAGCATTTTATCAAGACCGCATATCTCACATCGGCCCAAAAAGTTGAAGAAAGGGTTAAGTCGCGTTCTCTTAGGGGAAGATGATCTAGCCGTCGCCCGGGCGGTACTCCGGGGGTTTCCGCCGGTCAAAGGCGGCGTAGGCACCATTACTCACTACCTCGACGGCTATCTCAACATCAATAGTACCACTAATGTCAAGCAATCCTCGCAAACGAACAGCTTGACGCATCCCTATTTCGTGCTCATAATCACATCCAACGGTGCGGATGCGGCATTAGCGCGGGGAGTGATTCCCCACCTGGAGTGATTCCGGGGCGTGTCGTGGAGGCGCGGGGAGTGATTCCCCAACCGGTCGAATCCCAAGGAGCCTGAAAACCCAATGACGAAGCTACTGCACGGCGTGTCTCCGGAAGAGTTGTCCGCGTTCATAGCCAGGTACGGCGTTCCCCCTGTCATTTCAGGTGGATCACCAGGCGAAGGCGGAGAAGGTGGCGAGGGAGCCGGCGACGGTGATGGTGGCGGAGATGAGGGGAGCCAGGACGATGCCGCGGCGAAGGCGCTGAAGGCGGAACGCAAACGCGCTGAAGACGCTGAAAAGCGCCTCAAGGCCATTGAGGATCGCGATAAGTCCGAACTGCAGAAGGCGACTGAGCGGGCGGAGAAAGCCGAACGCGATGCCGCGGAAGCAAGTGCTCGAGCTCGGGACCTCACCGCAAAGGACCTTGTCCAAGCGGCGGCGACTGAGGCGGGTGGCAAACGGCCAGGAGCGATTTACGAGCTGGTGAAGAGCAAGCTCGACTTCAACGACAAGGGTGAGATCACGAACGTGAAGGACGTGATTGCCCAGGCGAAGAAGGACGTTCCTGAGCTCTTCGGTATCAGCACTCAGGGAAACCCTGGGAATGGATCGGGCGACAAGAGCTCGCCGGTAGACATGAATGCACTGCTTCGGGGAAGCCGGAGCAGGTAATTGGCCGGTGATGTTTGCCGGCTGAGGAAGGACCCGCAGTCGTGGCGAGCATTGAGCGGAGTGGCGCTTCTGCGCTGATCCCTGAAGAAGTCTCCAATATCATCCTCAAGGACGTTCAGAACAAGAGCGCTGCGATGTCGCTCTTCCGGCGCCTCCCGATGGGCACCAATCAGACCCGGCTTCGCATCCTGGCCGCACTTCCGCAGGCGTACTGGGTTGACGGAGATACCGGGCTTAAGCAGACCACCAGCATCGCTTGGGACAACAAGTTCCTTGTTGCTGAGGAGCTCGCCGCTATCGTTCCGATTCCGGAAGCGCTACTCGATGACGTGGACTACGACGTTTGGGGTGCGGTTCAGCCTCTTCTTTCCGATGCCATCGCTATCGCGCTCGATGCGGCAGTTTTCTTCGAGACCAACAAGCCAGCGTCATTCCCAACCGGCATCGTGGCGGGAGCCGTTGCGGCTTCGCACGTGGTGGTTCGTGGCACGGCCGCTGCAGATGCTGGTGGCGTTCCCGCCGACATCAGCAACGCCTTCTCGAAAGTAGAAGAGGACGGCTTCGCTGTTTCTGGCATCGTGGCAAACCAGCGATATAAGGGCCTCCTTCGCAATGCTCGAGACGGTGAAGGTCGGCAGCTCAACGAGGTCAACTCCTCGCAAGCCTATGGCGTCGGCATCGATTACGCGATGGAAGGGCAGTGGCCGACCGGGACCAGCCAGCCAGAGTTCATTGCTGGCGACTTCTCACACGGAATCCTGGGCGTTCGCACTGACGTGACCTACAAGCTGCTCGATCAGGCGGCGCTCTTCAACCCGGACGGCACGGTTCAGTACAACCTCCCACAGCAGGACATGGTCGCTCTGCGCGTGATGGCGCGGTTTGGCTTCCAGACCGACAACACCATCAACCGGACCAAGCCAACTAAGACCGATGCGACCCGCTACCCGTGGGCCGTCATCAACTCGCCGGCCGGATAAGTCCTGGCTGAAGAAGACCGTGAGCGCGGGCCGCGTCTGAGTGGCCCGCAGCCTCCAGGAGGATTCCATCGTGGGTAACGAGTTCCCAATCACGCGATCATTCTCTGTCCCTGTCGGCGCCGTTGCCACGGCGAGCTCTGCGAGTGTTGGGGTGGTGCGTGCTCCCTTTGCGGGCAAAGTGACGAGCGTCAACTACGCTCCGATCGCCGGCATTACCGGGGCCAACGGCAGCACGCGCGAGTACAAGTTGGTCAATAAAGGTGCCAGCGGCTCAGGCACAACGGAGATCGCAACGCTGATCATGATCAGCGGCGTCAACGCCACGGCCTTTGATGAGAAGCCAATTACGCTCTCCGCGACGCCTGCCAATCTCGTCGTTGCAGAAGGCGACATCCTCGCCTGGGTCTCCAATCACCAGTCTTCTGGCCTTGCTGATCCTGGCGGATTACTGACGATCGCCATCGAGCGCACCTACTAATGGTCACCGAGCACGGCGGCGAGCTGATCATCGAAACGCCAGAAGGCGCGCGCTACGGGGTGAGAGATCTCCCCAAGGCGCTCCGCAATCATCCTGGCGCGAAGGTGATCAGCTACGCCGACGGACGCCCGTACGAGGCCAAACAAGCGCCCCCTAAGCGGGAACGCACGGCCTCCCCTCGACCACCACGGCGACGGAATCCCGCCCCGGACGCTGTCCGGGACACGTCCGGGCCAGTCCCGGACAACTCTGATGCGGATCATGGCACTGGATAAAGAGGCGGCGATCGCCTTGCTCAGCCGTGAGGTGCCGGTTTCGGCCGAGCCGGTTCTCAGCGAAGAGGACCTCGAAGACCTGGTGGCATTGATGGCCATTCAAGATCCGGACGGCCGAGCGCCGGCAGATGAGGCATGGGAGCCAACGTACAGCCGTGCTCGGCTCCCCTATGCCGCGGCTGATGCGTTTGAGCGCAAGGCTGGCCGGGTGGCCAATCTCGCTTCAACCGTCGTGCCGTTCCAAGGCACCTTCAGCGCCGGGGAGCTGCACAAGCAGTTCCTCACGATGGCTCGCCGCTATCGAGCGAAGTGCTACGGAACGGCCACGGTCAGAGGAGGCAACTAATGGTTGTTGGCCTTCCTGACTGGTTGCTTTCACAGGCGCGATCGTCGCTCGAGTTGCTGTTCGATCGGGATTGCACGGTGCTTCGGCCGACCAGCGTCAGCAATGGCGCTGGCGGCTCCGTGAAAACGGACGTTGTAGCCGGCACCTACCGATGCGCGATTAGCCCGGTGCGCGGTCGCCAGGCAGAAGCGCTGGCCGCACGCGGCGTGATCGTGACCACCGCGGATCAGCAGGTATCGCTTCCGCTCGAAGCAGATATCCAGGCAACGGATCTGCTCGAGATCGACAACGTTCGCTTCACTGTCGTGAACGTCTCAATGCCGGCGAGCATCGAGTTCACGAAGACCGTCATCGCTCGGCGAGCGGGGTAGGGCAATGGCGCAGGCACCGGTTCGCATCACCGCCAAGATCAACAACTTCCCCAGGATCGCCAAGCGCTTCGAGCCGGCGGTTCAGGCGGGATTAGTGAAGGCGGCGGCTGACAACCTGCGATTGAGTAATCCACTCACACCGTTCCGGAAGGGGCACCTTCGCAACACCGCACAGATGCGGGTAGAGCGCCTGCACACGCGGGTGTACTGGATGGCGCCCTATGCGCCGTATCAGGAATTCGGAACCAGGCGGGGCATTCGACCGAAAGAGTTCGCTCAGCGCGGGCACGCTCAGGCAAGCCGAGGCCTCATTGCGTTCATGGGCGCACTTGAGAGGCAACTCTGATGTTCGGATCACTTGCAGCTGAGCAATGGATCTTCCAAACCCTCGCCCAGGTCACTGAGCTGGAAGACCTGGTCGGGGAAGAGATCCATTCGCCGTACGCCCCTCAGGGCATCGTCGGGCCGTTTGCCGTCTTCTACCGAACCAGCGCGGAAGACTCCACGGCCATCGGTGTTGGCATCGAGGTCGGGATGCAACGCCTGGTCTACACCGTCGCGGTCGTAGCA